GCTCAAGGTGGTTCTACCATTTCCCGCGCTGTCGAAAGCGTTCGGGTTACCTTTGAAGACAATCCATTGCTGTTTGTTGGTGGAATTGTGGCCACTATTGGCCTTGGAGCTCTGACAATGAATACTTTCTTCAAGAAAGAGAAGATGAAACCGGAAGGCGCTATTGTATCCAAAATTCGAGAATTGGCTTCCACGCCAAAGAATATTGAGAAACGAGACGATGTTTATGCCCGTCCTTATACTCTGAATGCAGTGGCCCCCGAAGCTTCTGTTACCGGGACGTTACAACATATTGAGACCCAAATTGATAAGAATTTATATATTGTCTATTCTCAAGAGGTTGATCCCGTGACTAAAGAACCATTTGGTCCAAAGAAGTGGTGTAACTCATCACCAATTGGGGGATCCGAGTGGCTACTTCCTGGCCACCAATTTGATCTCTCCAAAACTTATAAAGTCGACTTCCAACTCCACCCTTCTAAAGGCGTTAAGAGATTTTCCGTGATAGCCAATGATTCAAATTTGCGTGTTGTTCCCCGAACAGACGCAGTCGTATTGGACGCTCCCTCTGGTGGAGACACGGCAAGATTCTCTAAATACATACCTGAAACTCCTGAATTTGAAGTCAAGGTTGGTGATCCAATCGCCATTTACCACGCTCATAAAGAAGTTTTGAAGTCCCCAGACAGTTATGTTGTACCCTCTGAATACAAGGTAGTGACTAAAGTTGATGCTGTCAAGAAGATTCATGTGAAGGGTGTAGGAGCCTATGTCGCGATTCTCTACAAGATTGACAGTCATGAGGGGATGTGCGGTTCAATGGTGTTCACCCATTGCAGAAATCCCGTATTTGTAGGGATGCATTCTGCTGGTAGTGACACTAAGAATCAAGGAGCTTGTGTAGCGTTGAACAAGAAAGATCTGTTTGCGACTAAGAATCGTAGAAAAGATTATATTAACATCGCCGAATCAGTTCCCTTACGACATGAAATATATGGTGTCAATACCAAGACCACACCAGATGTTCATTATAAAAATCCAGTTCATTATCTTGATGAGGAAACACCAATGTCAATGGAAATTTATGGGGAAAATGCACTTCCGCGTTCGAAATTCACAACTGCTGTAGAAGAATCAATCTTGGCAGAGAAGTTCTGTGAAGTTAGCGGAATTGACAAAACCCATACATGTCCACACCGGAAAGCAGTTCTTCCAAGTCGACATAGACATTTGTCAACAGCTGCTGAAGTCTTATCGCCGCCAGACCCTAAATTGTTGGAAATGGCATTGATTGATTTTAAGACTAAGCTTCGTAGAACTATTTTCAACCCGGATAGCAATTTCAAAGAGTTTGTCCATCCTCTGGACTATCATGATGCTGCGAGCGGAGTTCCAGGTGTTAAGGGCTATGATCCAGTCAACCCTAAGACTGCAATGGGGTTCCCTCTTCCAGGACCCAAATGGAAGTATCTTGTTGAAAATGCCCTAGCTACAGAACTAGGTTTACAAACTACCCGTGTAGTCAAGGAGGAAGTTATTGACGGCAAGACTATTAGAACTTATGAGATGATTTTTGATGAAGCTAAAGCTGATGTTCAGGGAGAGACTGAAGAAATTCTATCTGTCTGGCATTCGGGTAAGCGGACCAACATTTGTTTCAAGACTTTCGTCAAAGATGAAGCCGTTTCCTTTGAGAAAGTTGCCAAGAACAAGGTTCGTATTGTTTCAGCTGCTCCTGTCTCGATGGTCATTGCTTGCAGGCAATTGACGCTCCCACTCCTTAATGCAATGTCTTGCTTTCCCATGGAGTTTGAGAGCGCCGTTGGAATTGATGCGGCGGGTAAAGACTGGCATTGGATTGCTGAACAACTTGTTAAAGATTTTGGAGACAAGCTTATGGGAGCTGGAGACTATAAAGGGTTTGATATGCGTATCAGAGCCGAATTCTCACGAGCTGCCTTTGAAATCTTGAAATTCTGTCTTATTGAATGTGGAGTTGATCAAGAGATATGCGATCTCATCGATGGTTTGGCCACTGAATGTATGTTCCCGATCTATGATATCGAGGGCTTGATGGTGAAACTCTTCGGATCTAATCCTTCTGGTCACCCTTTGACAGTCATCATTAATGGTTTTGTCAACTCACTTTACATGAGATACGCCTATTACTCAATGCACTATACAGAGAGAAATGGGGATCTTAAGGTCGGTGATATTCCTTTATTCCATCATGTTGTTGCTTTGTTAACTTACGGAGACGACAACCTGTTTGCAAAGAGTGCGAAAGAACGTCTTTTCAATATGCGTTCTATTGCAACCGAATTGGGGAAGATAGGAATGGTTTACACCGATGCTGGTAAAAGCATGGATTTCCCTGAGACAATTGACTTTTCACATTTGGACTTCCTCAAGCGCGATTTTGCCCATAATGATATTGTTGGAGCTATGACTGGTGGGCTTTCCCTTGATTCTATCAATAAGTCAATCATAATGACTAAGAAGACAAAGGGTAACCCTTCCAGTGAGGCACAATTGGCAGCCCAAATCATGCATGGAGCATTGAGTGAGGCTTTCTTACATGGCGAAGATGTATATGATAGGTATTATGGATGGTTTAAACAGATGTTAGATATCGTCGATAAAGATGGTTTTCGAGTCGGAGATTTCTTTGATCCGCCGACGATTAAGGACCTGAAGAAGCGATACGATAGTACAACATGTGTCTACGACGATGCTAGAAGACACCTTAATTTGAAAGATGGAAAGGAAGTGCCTTTAGAACCTGAGATCCGTGGACCCGTACAATCGTTAGACACAATTCATGAAAACGATGACCAAGAATGTGATGGAAATGATGACTTCGTACCACACTCAGGAATCGTTGACGATGACGTTCCTGACCTCATTGACGATGACGTTCCTGACCTCATTGATGATGATGATATGCCTGCTCTTGTTTTGGGTCCTATAGTTGGTGATTATGGAGGATTCGACACTCTTGTCAGACCTGAATTTCCACGAGCGGTTTTCGAAATGTTGCCAGTACTTGAAGCAATGGTTGCGCATAACCGATTCCTGGATGAACTTGTTGACTTTGCGAACTTACGATTGTCAGTACGGGACGCCAAGTCCCAAGTTGTTCAGGAAATCAGAACTATATCGATCACCGTTGCTCAGAGTTCGAATTTTATCACTCACACTTCAAACGTGTGGGCTGTCAAGTACTTCAGGGAGAAGCGCTGGAACAGCATCACGCGTAATTTTGGG